ACCTATCTGGAAATTGGTTGCGGTCGATGTGCTAATCGTTGGACTGGTTCGCATATTGCCAGCATTAGGAATTGGCGTGTTAACGAAAACCGCGCGCGTCGTTGGTTGACCAGAAATAAAAATACCAGAGCCCATTCCGCACGAAGCTGAGATTGCGTTCTGTCGTTGGAAATAACGCTGGCAAGCTGCTAATTCGCTTTGTAAAGTAGGTGTTGCAAGTGACCAAGTAGTATTAGTGCCAGAATTGAATTGAACCTTAGATAATGTTTTAGTGGCACCTGACGCGGTAAATTCTACAACGACATTGGCTGCGCCATCTGCTGTAAATGTTACAGGGGAAGCTGCATAAGATGGTGGTGTGCCACCTGAATTGTAAACCCGAGCAGTAGCAGTGCCAGTCCATGAAAGAGTATAAGTACCTGCTGGCACTAGACCCTGTTCAATAACTTGCTGTAATCCACCGCCAGAGTTAATTGTAATTGATTGGCCTTGAGTTGAGGCAGTAAAGGTTAAAGTCGTATTTGTAAAGTTAGACTTCCAACGATCAAAGCCGTACGCCCCAGATGCTAAGTTAGCGGCTGACACATATACACGCTGATTGAGTGCAAAATTTGAGTTAATAAGAATATTGGTTAATGATCCACTTGCACCAGAAACAGCAGTCCATGCTGAGCCTGAATAGTATTGCACTGTGTTTGTGTCTTTTAAGTAGGCCATATTGCCTTCTTGTGGGCTAGTTACAGCCGCATCGCGAGCAGCGGCTGAAGCAAATGTCCAGACTCCCTGCATCAAGTATCCGTTAGTGTCTGCGGCTGTGAGAACATCACCAGTGGTGAAGGTCTTGAAGCCTAATGGTGCTCCCATTTGATCTCCTTAGTATGAAAGTGTGTTAGTGCCTAGTATTCCATAATTCGTCCCGATTATGAACGAATCCAAGATTGGCTCTAGCGTGGTTAGGGTGGTCTTCCAAGCACTCGGCCGAATGTCATGGGACACGCCGAATACTTGCAAAGTCTTGGTTAGGGTTGATGACCCCGGTTGAGTTGTGGTTACAGTAATTGGATCAAAGAAGTCAAGATCCAAAGCGGCAGTAATGCCAGCATCGTAATTGGCAGTGTAGAGATCCAAAGTAACTGCATCGCAGCGGATCGAAGTTTCTTGCCTAGAGGCAACGAAGGCTTGGGCATTGTTTAGGGCTTCCGCATCTGTTTCCATGAGCAGGTTCTGCTCTTGATAAGAATGAAGGAAATACTTATCTATCGAATCTTGGTTGAATGCAACCATCGGCGAGCCGCCAGTACGGGTAATGCTGGCCTTGTTAAATACAAGAGTGTCGTCCAGTTTCCAGACGGCATTGTTATACGAAATCCCAGTGCCATTGTCATTAAAGTCAACTGGTGTGCCAGCAACGCTTGATGAAGTAAGGGCACGATCTTGGAATACTAGATTGCCGAATGCGTCCATATACAAAGAACCATATTCGGTACTTGTGACTATCTGCATCGCTCCAAGAGAAGTTCTCAAAGTTCCGGGATCTGCTTGAACTGTGGTTTGACCAGCATCAATATCTCTCATGCCAGCTGGCCAGCCCACTGCATCAAGTATCTTTCCAATTCTTGTGCCACTTGTTTGACCAGCTGTGGCAGAAGCGACAGAAGTGATCTGAGCATTTTGAAAAAGTCTAAATCCGTCAACCGCTTGAATAGTGGTGTACACGATTTCACCCACATCTTTAGGGGTAGTCGTATCGTATGAAGTTATGTAACCAGCAAAGATTGGGTGAGTAGTTCCGTTATAACTAGCAGTAATGGTTACTTTACGCATCGGAGTTAGCAAATTGTAATAAGGCCCCGCTGGGCTCATTGGGTTGAAATCGCCATTCTGATCAATAATGCGAAGGCTCATTGTGCCAGTCTGGAATACATCTGAAAGAGCTGTGCGACCTCTTGTGGTTTTGATTGAATCAACTAGGTTAGACACATCGACTGATACTGAAGTCGTATCGGCTAAAGCATTAACTCCCAGAACGCCAGAATCAAGAATCATAGGCGAGGCAAAGCCAGCACCTGTTGAAAAGTTGATAATGGCGTTAATTACTGGGATTGTCATTATTACTCAAAATCCGGTAATGACCCAGGTGGTTTTATTTTCAAGCCTGTACCTAAACCGATTGTGACTGCATCAGTTACAGCTGTAACAAACTCATCTTGCAGAATGACTGAACCAGTGTTGGTAACATTGACTGTTACTTCTGGTGTCGGGGAAGTAGTGTTTGTAGATGTAAAACCATACAAATCAGAAAACCCACCTAAGAAAGCAAAAGGGTTCGTATTAACTGGGGTAGGGGTTGCACTTGGAGTTGGTAAATTGTTAGTTCCTGTCTCAGCTATTATTGTGGCTGCCGCTTCATTGGTTATTGCGCCTACTACTGCGTCAAGCTTGTTGTCATAATTTCTATCTGCATTTTGACTAGGGTTGTAATGGACACCTGGAATAAAAGTAGTGCTAGAAATGTCAGCCATTGTTTTGCCATATTTGCCTAGTTCAATTAAGGCTAAAGATAAACTTCCTGCCCATGAAGCAAATGGATTTTTAGCTGCGATTATAAGTGCAAGATCAGCAGCAATCTGGGCATTCTTCTTTTGAATGTCTGCAAGTTTCTTTTCCAATGCTTCTGCAGTTGCAAGATCTTCTTCCAAGATGGCTCGCATGAGAAGAAGGCGAATCTTTTCTTCTTCGCTAATTTTGCCCTTTAACGCGGCTTCAATTTGGATCTTTTCTAAATTAAAAATAGATTGAGATTTAGCAAGTTTGGCTTGGTCAGCGGCAGCCTTTTTTGCTGCATCTGTTTGCTTCTTTTGTAAAGCTAAAAGAGCCTTTGCTCGTTTTGCGGCATCGGCTTCAAGTTTTGCCAAAGCCTTCTGTTGTGCTATTACGCTTGGATCTGGTTTTGGCGGTGGTGGTGGTTTAGGCCCTGGGGTCAGTTTTACGCCAGCTTGTGCGCCAGCAAAACCTAAGAATATATCTTTGCCTAACTTTTTTAAGTTTGAAAGCAAAGTAGGGATTGCACCGATTGTTTTACCAGCAGCGGTAGTAACGTTAGCCATAGCAGTGGCAATGGATTCAATAGCTGCTGCTGCATCGCTTGTTTCTGTACCACCACCGATAGCCGCAAAAGCATTGATTAGGCCACCGCCAAGGATCTCTGAAGCGTTGCCTGTGGCAATGGTTAAAGCGTCCATCTTAAACTGGGTAGTGTCAAGATAATCTGTGGCAGCACCAGCTGAACGGGTCAACATGACCCCAAGAACTTCAGCAAAAGATTTAGAACTTAATTCAGCAGTTGTAAGACCAGTGTTGTATTTCTTTAAGCCCTTAGTGATACCAACATAACCATTGGCAAGATCTTGCGATACTGTGGCTAGATCGATGCCAGAAGCGCGGCTGATAGTAATGGCGTTGTTAAGTAATTCTTGTGACTTGGTTAAAGAACCAGTTGTCGTCAATAAACCCTGAAATGCCGGACGAAGAACATCATCTGCAATAGCGGCAGTACGCTCTAATTCTGAAATGTATTTGGCGATTGCAGGATTGGCAAAGCCAATACCTAAATTATCTACTGCTCGCGCTAAACGATTAGCTGCTGCTTCATCTTCAGCAAAAGCCTTAACTGCTGCCTTGCTGAAATTAACAACTGCGGTAGTACCAAATGCAATGCCAAATGCGCCAGCAAGTTTCTTAGCACTTTTTTGTAAATTGAGTGTGGATTTTTCTGCCTGGTCAAAGGCCTTTTTGCCAGTAAACTCAGCTGCGACATCAATAACAATATTAGCCATTAGCCGCGTACCGTCGCTCTCTGGTTCAACTTACTTTTGATTTTTTCAATAGCTTTTAACACGCCATCTTGTGCTTTGCCTTCATCTTCTTCATAAGCACGAAATAGGGCACGACCTTGCATCTTACCTTCACCTTTGACTACCGAAGAATATTTATTGTTGAGATTCTTAACAAATGTCGAGTCGGGAGTCTTACGTCCAGCAGTTTCATAGATTGCACCAGCTGCAGTTTTATTTAGCAAACGCGCTAATGATCTAAAGCCACGACGATTAGGCTTTGAAGGTGTTGTCTTGTAACTAATACCAGCTTTAGCAATCTTTGCTGTGTATGTTGGAAATCTTGCTGTATCAGAAGCGCGTGGTCGCCAGTTGCTAAGTATTTGAGTATCAGAAGGCATATAGCCCCTAGCCGCCTTTACAACGGGCTTAAGGGCTATCGCCATTTCTTTAGGTAATTGCTTGGCTAAATCAGGTGTAAAGGTACGCAAGGACTTACGAAGTGCGACTGCGCCCTTTACTGCGACTGGCATCTTTCATCTCCTTGTTTCGATCTTTCATAGCCTGTAATAAAGCCTTAAACATTCTCGAATCAAGTTCGAGTAAGTCATTAGGCGCGATCTTTGTTTCCAGACTTAATCTCGCGACTAAGTAAGTGAAAGAATCACGCCCTATAATTCCGGGTCATCATCGAGGACTTCCACCTTTGAAAGTGTGTCCAGGAACTCAGCACCAAACATCTTGACAGTTTCACCGCTACGGCGAATGCACTCCCAAGCTAGCCAATACACATCACTCTGTTTTTCATCGTCACGAAAGGCCTTGTGAAAGCCTTTCTTGGCGTAAACCTCGAATGCGTATTCGATCGATGGGGTTATCTGATGTTCAGATACAGAGCCATCTGCCCTTGTGATCTTTAGCTTTGCCATTCTTTAGCCCTTTTCTTTAGTAGTTAGATTATGACCAAGTACCAGTTGTTGCGATTGCTGTCTTGCTGTTGCAGGTAAATGTAAGATCCATCATACCTTCATCAGCGACAGCACCGTTAATGTCTGTTAAGTTGTCAACCAAGATTGTGCCTGAATATAGAACGTTAGTTGCTGATACAGCAGCTGATGAATCTTGAATTGCTGCGAAAGCAACAGTTGTTCCATAAGCAGCCTGAAGGGTTGCTAGAACGTTTGCTGCTGCTGTGTCGTTCAAGAATGACACTGTGATGGTATCTGCTGAAAGTCCGGTAACGAACTTGTGAGCTGTGTCGCCCATAGCAGTAACTTCGATTTGATCTGACTGACGGTTAAGTGTAAACGCAGTGACATGATCTGAAAGATTGATAGTGGCAATCTTTAGACCAACTTTGTTATTTAGAAAAATTGCCATGATTATTCTTCTTCCTTCTTAGTAGTTACTGGCTTTGGTGCTGTGGTGATCTGACCAATCTTCTTCAAGAAGGCTAGATCCTCTGGTGTTAGGTCTGACATGTTAACTCCAACTTGTTAGGATTGATACGGACATCTCGCAGCTGAGCAGATCACCTGATGCAGCATTGAGAACGCTTGGGGCAGATATACTGCCTACATTATAGGTCAAAGAACTAGCAGCGAGTAAATTAAACACTCGAACCACATTAGTTTCAATGCCGTTTAGATTGCCTTCGTTATCGAATAAAGGCACAGTAATAATAATCTTAAAGTTAGCCAGTGCGCTTACTGTGTTGCGCGAGTTATTGCTTGGCGCAAGATAAGGATCGTCTGGGCTTACGATAACTGAATTGGCAAGAACTACTGAAGGTGGGAATGCAAAAGTCTGCCATAGGGAGTTATCAACTAGGGCAGTTGCAAGAGTAGTTCGAAGGGTAGTTATTGCTGATGGCATTAGCCCACCATTGAGCGAGGGTCTAGCGCGTGTGCGATCAATCCTCTGACCTTAGCGAGAAGCTGTGCGCTCATTCGGTAAGGTGAGGGCTGGAAATCAACGGAGTTCGAACCAGTTAAAGTGCTGGTTCTCGCTTGCCAGATCTCGACAGCTATCATGAGAGCCGCATTCTGGATAGCCATGTCGGCTGTCCAATCTGTTGATGGACTAATTGTTACTGTGCCATAAGGCCTGACCGCATGGCGTGGCTCAGCTGCTGGTGTGCCAGTAATGTTGTAAGAAATTGAATAATCGTCAACGACTGTGATTGTCTTTGATCCATTGAGGTGGGCTTTGTTGTTAGTTACAACAACCGTTTGGCCTACATAAAATGTATTTTTTACAAGTGTGTCAAAATAAAGAGTGCCTACTGTGGTGGTGTTGCTGTGTTCTGTGTTGAAATGAGTATCTGCCCAAAGCATTGGGAGTAGCACTGCATCTGATGCATCGCAGACTTCCTGAATTGTTGCATCTGGGTACAGCGAGCCAACGCCGAGAACGCTCTTGAGTTCAGCTACTGTGCAGAGTGACATTCCAATTCCTTTCTAAAGACCAAGAGGGGGCAAGGGCTATGCCCCCTCTCAGCGACTTAGTGGGCTTACGCCTTGTTGTTCTTGAATGCGCCAGCGCCAACCTTAGTTGCGATTGCGCCGAAGCCGTAGTAACCGATGGTTACTTGACCCGCTGCTGTTGATTCCGCGCGTAGGCGGTAGGTAGGGCTCTCATACCAGGTATATGCATCTGGGTTCACGATAAGAAGTGATCCATCTTTGTCTGTGTCTGATGTTGATGCAACGTTTGCAGTTACATATAGATCAAGACCAGCAACGCGACCGCGTAGAGCTGATGGAGTTGCAGAGCCTGGTTGGTTCATTGGGTTTGTTACTTCGTTGTAAATTGGACGGCCTGAGTCATTTAATGACATCAAGTTTGACCATTGTGAAGTATTGGCAATGAGGTTGCGAGCGAATGGATTTGGCAATCCTGCTGTTGCGCTGTAAACAGAAGCCGCACCGCGAGAGATAATTCCTAGCAATTCTGCTGCTGTTGGGTATGTTGTAACTGTTGTGCCATCAGCTGTTGCGCCTGTAACAAGTGCTGCGTGAACTGCTGAATCTGTGGCCTTCGCGTAAGCGGCTGCCATGTTGCGTACTAGTTCATCGAAGAACGCTGGTGAAGTACGATCAAGTAGTTCAACAGAGAATGTCTGTTGTCCAGCATACTTCTTAACTGTTACAGATAAGAATGATGATGCTTGATCTGTTTCAGAGAATGCTGAACCTTCAGCGGTTTCTGCAACTGTTGGCATTGTTGTGATCTTTGGGATCTCAAATGTCATACCGGCATCTGGTAGCACTCCGCGAGAGATTGCTTCGATTGATGGACGGATTGTTGTGCCTAGTGGGTTGATGATTTCAGATAATTGGCGTGTTGGTACAAGACCAGCGTTGTCTGTTGTGTCATCTGCTGCGCGTAGGTACTGACGAGCTGTTTCATCGCCTAGTGCTGCGCGGATTGAGTTTTCTGCATACTTAGCAGCTGTGATTTCAATGCGTGGCTTTGTGTAAGCCATTGCTGTGACAGTTGGGCGAGCAGCTTCAACCGCTTGTGCTTCAACTGGTGTTGCTTCGACGGCTGGAGTGGTATTTTCCACGTTGGCTATCTCGCTTTCTGTTGGTAGGGGTTCTTCTACTGCAACAGATTCTTCTGCTGCAATATCAGTGACCTGGGCTGACTTAAATGCTGGCTCAGTCACTAAACTTACTTCGACCAAACGGGCAGCGGATACATAAGTCACGCCGTCCTTGATCTTTGACTTTAGAACTTCTGCACCGATGCTTAGTCCTGATTGCAAACCTTCTTCGGCAAGAATCAAGGCTTCTGTGCCGCGCTGTGAGCGACTTACAGAAAAGACTGCATCGATTGAGTTCTCTGACTCTGAAAAGCTGACGGCACGACCCAAAGGTTTTTTTGAATCATGCTGATTTAATAATTTTATGGTCTTAGGATCTGGGATCTCGATTGATCCAGAAGCAAAGATAACTTTGCCCATGTTGGTAGATCCTGCTTCAATGTTAAGAGGCACGATCTTGCCTGAAATAGTGCGATTGGCTGAATCGGCTGTTAGTTCAGCTGCGAAGGTGATTATCTGGGTCATTCCATTCCCTGACTTCCGTTAGGTGTTAGATCTGTCATTTCCATTGCTTGTTCTTGAGTAATGAGTTCAAGTTGTAATAGTTTTTCAATTACTGCTAGTTCTGCTAATGGATCAGTACGCAAGAAGTTTTTGTCAATGTCAAACTTAACAACATTGCCACGAGCTGTAATGTCGTCCATTGATAAACGATCTTCAATAGCAGTAATAAATGGCTGCAAAGATAGTGTCAAGAATTGCTTGCGTTCATCTTGAACATTTGCATAAGTCATTGAGTTGTTCTGATCTGCTGATACATAATAAGCAGGGACATTGCAAAGGCGCGCAATTTCAGTAGCCAAATTGAAAATGGCCTCTCCGTACATCATCTCTTTCGGTGAGAATGACACTGGCTTATATTCTAAAGTGCTTGTTAGATAAGCAGTTGAACGATTGTTGCGAGCAGTGCGCCAAGCAGCTAATAATCCTGAAACTTCTTTAGGATCAAGATCCGCACCGGT